ATTCGATGACGACTCACCTACTCTCAAACTCATTGACAGTTTGACCACTACAGGAGGCGCAAGCGATCAGCTTCAACTGGCACGCGGCGCATCCGAAGCTTTGGTCGACATGTCTTTACGTGTTGTTAAAGAGAAGGGTTTCAAGAAGGATGATTTATTGAGAGAGGCACGCGAGCAACTCAAAGCAGCGAAACTGCAAGACCATGCAGACGTAGCTACTGAGCTTGCAGTCCCCGACCGTAAGTCACGAGCTCTTGGAACTGAGTTATCGCGTCTCGCCGAAGGAAATACATGGTGGAACGCTCAGTTTAAGGCAGCAGAAGACGCGCTGGGAGCACTCGCCAAAACTGGTGATGCTAACGACTACGCGGATTTTGAAAAGGTGTTCATTCAAATCGCCCGCATCGACGCCCTATTATCACTCGATAACGCTGAAATACATAATCGGTTTCATAGTGATCGCATTACTTCAGAGCTGTTGAAAGATCGGAAAGATATCTTCCTTATCGAAAATGCTAAGGTCGTTGCTTCAATGGGTGTCGCTATGCAAGTAAGCATGAGCGCTCTAAAACTACGTGGAGTCGCGCAGTTCCTGAAGAGCAAACCAGTCTTCGAGAACCTGCTTAAGCAATATGAGATTGCACATCCAATTATGACACCAACAGGAGACGTTGTACCTTTTCAAGTAATTGAGAAGGCTATCGACGCTGTTCTGAATACTCCAGTCGGTCCCATGATGGCTACAGTCTTGAGACATTTCGAACCATCGATCGTAGATACAGTGCTAGGATCATTCCCGGCCTGTTATCGTGATGCCAACCTTGACGCATTGTTCGCTTTTGACGACGCTGATGAGAACGAATTCGACACAACAGGGACCAAGGACGATGACGGTGCTTATACATCGTATAGAACAAAACTGGCTAAGCCAATTGCGAAGTACGTCGAACAAATCGTCACCTTCTACCAACGGTTTTATTCTATGCATCAAGATGCGAGCAATCATGCCGCGCTAGGCTTCGACATTCTTAAATTCTCGCCTGTGCGTGGTACAGGAAGTTGGGGATCGCTTTATGACAAAGCTCCCTTATTACACTCTCCTACAAATTGGTCGATTCCCGCAGATAGTATCCTCGAAGCTGGATTCATGTTTAGGTTGCCGGCTTACACCACTGACAATCAGCACGGACTTACCCGCGAAGACGGAGTGATGTTCATCCAACAAGGCACTCAACTGAAAACTGTTGGTCTTCGCGGAGCTCAAATCGACGCTTACGATTTGACAGATGATATTAAACTGACCATCGCTGGCCACTCAGATCAACCTATGGTAAATCGG